GTATGGATAGAGCCGGTCGTGGTGCTGGTGCTCTGCGTGGTGTCGTTGATGTCCAGCGAGCCGTCTAGTCGGGTCGCACCAGCATCGACCCAGAATGCGTAGTTGTTTGTGGCCTCAGTCGGGGCTCCGGTTATGTAGAGAGATGCGGCGCTGGTGGCCGCGCTACCCGACCCTAGTGTGATAGCTGGCTCGTCAATTTGTACAGTCGAAGCAACTCCTATGGTGACCGATTCAGCCTGAGTGGTTAAGGTGCTGGTGAATCTGGCCCCAATCAGCCCCGCCGTGTTGCCGGTACCGCTCGTAATGGCTTGGTTGAAGTCCACCCCTACCGTGCGAGCATCCGCTCCGGTGCCGGTAAATGAGCCTGTGATAAGCAGCCCGATATCACCGTTAACCGCCCCACCAAACGCATGAGGGCCGGTGCCTGAGACTACGAGGTCGCCGCCGATAAACACATCCTTGACCACACCCAGCCCACCATCAGTATGGATGCTGCCGGTCGTGGCGCTGGTGCTCTGCGTGGTGTCGTCTACTGAGAGGAGGCCAGCTACAGTGAGGGTGCTCAACCCGGCTATTGAGCCAGTAACGTGCAACCCGCCGGTCCCTGCGCTGGCTCCTGTCGAGCCGATATTGACCTCGCCCAAGAAGTTCGATATCGCACTCGTACCGCGCACATAAAGAGCGCGATATGCCGCAACGGGGTCGATGTCAAGCCCAATCTGGCCGGAATCGTTCTGTGAGATTGTCAGTGCGCTTTCGCCCGACGCTCCGACAATCTTGAGCGCCGCACCGCTTATGGGGGTCGCGTTGATCCCGACGTTGCCCGTGAGGGCGCTGGTGCCCGTGACAGCGAGGGTGGATGAGGCCGCGAGCGTCGTGAACGAGGCAGCACCACCCGTAATGGTGGATGACCCTATGCTGATGTTTCCAAAACCAGAAGCGAGCGAACCGGATGCCAGGGCCCCGACCGTGACCAAGTTGGCGGCAATAGTAATCGCGGCTTGAGTCCCACCCGTAACCGTTGCGGCTGTACCGCTCGCGTTACCAGTCAGGGCACCGACGAATGCCGTGCTTGTAATGCTCGTGGCACCCGTTACTACCCCTGCGTCAATCACAATCGTCCCGTCTAAAACGATCTGCTGACCCGAAAGTGGCGTGATATTTAGATCGGTTCCTGCCGTGCTGGAAAGCGTGTTGCCGTTGAGCCGCAGGTTATCGATATCAACGACGGTGAAAGTTGCCGCTGCCGCAGCCGCGCCACCGATCACAGACCCGTCAATCGTGCCCCCGTTGATGTCGACCGTGGTCACGCTCCCGAGGTCTGTCCATGTGCCCGTGAGGGCCCCACCACCCGCCGCCGTTAGGGCTCCTGCGAGAACAAAGCCAAGGTTTGCATCGAATCGACCAGCCTCAGTAAGGTCATTGGTACCGGCTCCTTTGCCGACCTCAAAGATAATTTGCCCACCAACGGAACTTGTAGCTGGGCTCGCATCGTCCACGCGACCAGAAATCCTAGCGGCGATGGTATTGGTGTCAGTGCCGTCGTCGGCAGCAAAAGCAATGTGACCCAGATAATCGTTATTCTGAACTACTGTATAGGATCCGAGTGCGGCATTTCTACTCTTAGTTAGCGTGATACCCCCCGCAAGGGCATCGGCAGAATGTCTGATATATACGCCAGTTGAGTCGGCTTGGGCCGCACCTACGACTTGAAACTCTGCTGTAATCGCTGCCCCTGATGTACTAGCTGGATTTGCGGTCGCGAGTTGGGCGGTATTTCCGACAACGACACCATATCCGTTAACAACGAACAGGTCTCCCGTGACCGAACCACCGCTAAAGGCGATAGACCCTAGAGCATTATTAATCGCACCAGAGACTCCGGCGCCATCGGCGTAAAGAATCGCCGTATCACCATTGACGATGGTCTCAGTATTTCCCGAACCCTGCTTGATAACGACACCGAATCCACCTGTGGTGGCATTCTCAATGAACCATATCTTCTTGAGGGTATTCGGGGCCAAGGTGATGGTCCGAATGGCTGTAAGACTCGCCGTGAGCTTGATATAGCCATACTGGGCATCCGATGCCGAACCGTCTGAAATCGTAATCGTTTCATTAGCATCCGACATTGTGTGGCTGATATAGCCCTGAGCCCTATCGATATAATCGAAGACAGAATTGGTCGAATCTCCCCAGGTACCAGATTCGTCACCGGCAGCAATCTTCTTGAGCCGAAGGTTTTCAGTATAAGTTGCCATATCTATACTATCCTTACAATTGCATTGTGCTGATCGGCCGACGGAAATTCGACCTTAAAGTCAGCCGCCGCCTTGATTCGATCAGATCCGAAATCGAGAATTGTAACTACTTTATTCGACTTAGAAGAATTGTAAATGAGGGCCCCCCTGGCAGTAATCGTAGCCGCCGACCATGTGATATCGGAGAAGTCGGTCAACGCCACAGACCCGTCCGAGGTCGGAGCCACACCCGTAAGCGTGGCCCCTCCCGCCGAATACGCTGTACCCGAAATTTCTCCCGCAGTAGTATACACGGTTGTGCTCGGCCCGAGATCGGCGCTGCTCAAATAGAGCGCGATTTTGAAAGTGTCAGACCCAAAAACATGGGTGCCTTTCAAAAGTTCGATCTTAAATGACGTTGGTACGCATTGCGTAATCGCCACGGCATCTCCAAAAGAAGTCTTTTACGCCCATGGCAGCGGTCAGGAAGCCGCTGTACAATACGTCTAAACTACCGCCGCATTCGGCTGATAGTCGTCCTGGGCCATACCTACTACTTGCAATCTTAGTGATGCAAGTTTCATATCGAAATCAGCCTGATACATCACCATCAAATCAGGCGACCCCTTCATAAAAAGATACCCTTCAAGGATACATGCAGACAAGAGAACGTCTTCGGCTTCATTGCCTAGCCACGACGTACTCGCGTCCGATCCCGAGTCTACGATAGTCGCCCCCGTACCATACCAGCCCAACGTGTAAGGGTACGTGCTATCAGGCGTGGGAGCTACAATAAGAGTCGTAAGGTATGCCGATGTCGTCGTTTGGAGTGCGTAATATTTAGGCACTCCTTCGGTAGAGGCATTGGGATATACTTCTCGAATAAACGAAGAATCTTTCTTGAAAATAGGCTGATTTACACTCGACACAGCCACTTTAAGAAACATGGGCCGGATGAATCCGGCGGGAGTGTTTAGCGTAGCCGCGCTCGTTACGAAATTTCCAGTCGTCTCCGTGAAGCCGTCAGGTAGCGTAACCTCACGATAAATCCGATTCTCGGACCTCTTGGCAATCTCTTCCATGTTGCTTACAAAAGTAGACTCTGTATTCTCCAATCCAGCCTGGATCGCCGTCTTCAATTGTCCCCAGTTCAAACTCATTGGACCGTCACCGACGAAGTTCCAGAAGTAATCTTAGTGTTCCCTACACCAACAGGATCCCAAGAAGACATACGACGACTCTCGTCCTGTGATAAATCTGGTCGTGGATCCCTAAGTATCTGAGGGTCGGGAAGACCTATTTTAAGCTTCCCAAGCCAGTTCTGGGGGTGGTCTACGTCCCTCATGTCACGACCTACACGTAATCCTGTATTTCTACCCTGAACATACTCGCTAACAAGATCCTTGAGCGGATAACGCAATCCCGTCCTGTCGCAATATCCATAAGCATATTTACCACTGGCCTTGCGACTCATATTGAGGAAATCCCAGGAACGAGACTGAAGCTTACGCGCTCGCCGTCAGCGCCTAGAGCCAATTCCCACTGTTCAGTAAAGTCCAATTTAAGTTGAGGCACTAGATGCATCGCTACGGGCCTCTTTGCCGCAACCTTTGCCGCTAGGTCGGCCACAAGGGCTGGCAAAAACCTCGTAGGTATGTCTGGATTCGTTGTCCCAGGATTTACTCCCGTATCCTCGATGCGACGAATTTTCTGATACACAAACGTATAGGTGCTCTTATCGGGCACTGGCCAAAGATGCATGGTGATAGAAGTAACAAGCCTATTCAGCCAGAAATTTACCGGCCTTCCCTGCACAAGCTTGTTGGGTACCCCTGCCCACTCGGAGGTACTAAGTCTCGTCACAGGAACGTCTTGTTGGGACGTGCCCGACCCGGTGCGTATAAACGCTTCTACAATATCCACCGTATCCGCTTCAAGCGTGATGCTTGCTACAGCGGTAGAAAGGGCCACAGAGGCATCTTCTATCGTCCAGAAATTAATGCCCTTATTGGACCACTCCTGCGAAATGAGATCCAGACTTCTCCTGGCCGTGCGGAGGTCGTAGCCTGTTCGCGCAACTAGACCACACCGCTCGAAGGCCTCTTCGATAACCTCGGCAATATCGAGATTAAAGACACTAGTGCCGGAAGTAGCCATTAGTAAAACTTCCGCATCTCAAGCATGACGGTATAGTTGTCGCCAGCAGAGTGATTCACAGTGGTAAACATGATATCGCCTGTGATACCACTTCCCGCGTTGTTCCTGAGGGGGCCTACCGACCTAAAATCATGGTACCCATTTCCATCATTTGGTAGGGTCCAGACTGCGATGTCGGTGGTTGCATCCCAAAGAATCTGAACCGTCATCCCATTCGTAGTAAACCAAATGCGTTGAATCGCCACTCGGGTACAGGCGGCTGAGTCACCAGAGCGCGTATTGAGGGCCGAAACATCGACCTTTTTCAATGCGGATTCAGCAGTGCCGTCGCTGAGATTGGTAAACTTCATGACAGCAATCTTGTCGCCATCTTGGATCGTTTGTGACCCTACTGTGTTGGCCATCTTTTCTCCCCGCTGGACCGGCTTCAGCCGCCAACATCAAGAGGATTCAAGGGGCGGCACGCAGACCTTGCCCCTTGTCAATGTTACGAAGTCGGCACGTATTCGATAATGAACGTGAACGATCCCGCAGTAGTAGAATTCACAGTGTTTGTGATGTTGCAGTAAATCGTCCGTGCAGAAGCTGTGTACTGAGCCGACACGGGAGCGGTAGTGGCGCTCTCCGTTGTAGCTACCAACGTGAGAGATACAACGTTACCCACCACGACTGTCGTACCACCATCCAGAATCTGATCCGTGATCGCCGCTACAATCTGGGCACCGGAACTTGATGTCCCAACCTCAAACCCGATATCTCCCGTTCCGATAACCGGGGCAGTGACACAGAAAATCTTGATGTTGGTGATGATGGTGTTGGCTGGCTGAGTAAACTCACCGATAGCCCCACTATCGCCTGCTGTGCTGTTGACTGTGACACCAGTAGCGTACCCAACACCCAGTCCTACGTCGGCCACAAGAGTAATCGCGCCACCTACGGCAGCTTTCGAAACTCTCTGGATCTTGCCTTCGGAGCGAATAGGGCCGCTCCAAGTCGATGAGCCCATGGTATATCTCCTGTCTTAGGCTAAGTCTACCCGCACCTCACGAGCAGTCAGGAGCCATCTGAAATGGGGAGGGGAGACAATCCCCCCTCCCCGGATGTATCAGCCCCCTGGACTCGCAAACATGTTCAGAGGATCGCTAACGCCGAAGCTGTAACGCTCCCGCGCCTTGTAGCGCACATTGCCCGTATCGAAGTCACCGTCCATCCCGGTGGCGAGCGCAACGCGAGTAAAGTGCTTCATCCCATCAGGCACGTCCGTCTTAAGGAACCAAGCGTCCGTGTCGGTCAGGAAGTTGTTGATGGTGTACCCACCAGGGATCGCACTCGTGCTCCTGAGCGCGTTGAGGTCGTTGTCCGATGTACCTACACGGAGCGTCGACTTCAGAACCCTCTCCGCAACGAACTGTAGATCGGTTGGCAAAATGAGCTTCTGCACCTTCGCTGCAATCAGAAGGCCACGCTCATCCGTCCACGAAGCAATCTGAATGACTGCGTCTTCCAGTGCTGTCTCATTCAAATCGACCGCAACAGCCGGAGTATTGGAGTTGCTTCCCCCACCAACGAGTGGGTGTGCCGTATTAAACAACGTCACGCCATCGCCAGAGTTGTACGATCCACTGGGCATCCCGTTGTTGAGCGGATTGACCGCCTTGACCTGCTTGGTGTAAGCCATGGCCCGAGCGAGCGCCTTGGTATACCGAGCAGACAGGCTGTCGTACAGGTTGTCCTCCATCGCCTCTTCTGTAATAGCGAAAGCAAGAGCGACGGTCTCGTGTACGTACCGAGCGGTGAAGCCTTCCTGTCCAGTGTCATACGCGACCCCGCTTCCCTCATCCTTGACCGGGGCTGCACCGAAGCCGGAGAGCTTAGTCTCCTCTTCGAAACTGCGATCCGAATTCTCGTCCTCATAGATTTCGGTGTGCTGGTTCTCGTACTGCTTGTACTCCAGACCAAATAGGCCATTAAGTCCAGGCAGTAGTTCTTTGAGCATCTGTGCTCTCGACATCGCCATGGATCAGACCCCCGTCGTGTTGAGGTACTGATGGCCGACGTTGAACATGCAAATCGCGTCGGTAAACGAATCGCCCACAGAGTCCAGGGGGCCGTCTGTAAAGCCGAGGATCTTGAGAGGCAACGTATTGGTTGTTGCCTCGTCGGACGAGTCGATAGCGTTCTTCGACATCCCAATGTCCGTATCGCCAGCCGTTTGAACGACTCCAACATTTGCAAGACGAGCAGTAGCAGCAAGCGTAGCGTCACCCTGCATAGTAAAGACTACGTGCGGATCATCCAACACGTACGCAACAGCATCCGTGGCCGCTAGACTTGCGGGCCACTGTTTATTGAAAGTGGGCACTTTCGTGGTCGGCTCCGTATAGAAGCACCCCAGAAAAATCCCGCATGGCGTAAGAGTGGTCGTGCCAGTATCCAACTCAACGCCGCCAGCAGCGACACCCTTGACAAAATCGCCAAAGAAAATCGCAGTATTGTAGGCATTGGCAATCGGAACATGACGAATCGTAGCTGCCCACGACCCGCTCGCGCTCAAACTGCCAATCGGCCTAACCCCATAAGGGGTTGCACTTGCAGACATAAAAAATCCTTTACCTCTTCCCAGTAGCGATAAAAAGCATCCTAGCCCTACTCACTGTTACCGAAAGCGGTTGTTCTTGATTGTCGGTTTGGAGCGATAATGGGCATACGGGAGTCACTATTGCTCATCAACTGAGCATCCACAGCTTTCATCTGAGCATCAGATGTTGCTGCGTAGTGAGCCGCCCTCTGAATCATCAGCCGCTCATCGATCTTGCACAAAAGGAGCCCCCCGACTTCGAGGGCACCCTTTTTACCCCACTTCGAACCCTCGTCAGAAACCTCATGGGCGAGGACTGGATCGTCTTCAACCCTCACAGGGGCCCACCCTTCCCTGAATCTCTTGGAAAGATTCCGGTTGTCGCTTTCGCCTAACGTGGCGACACGTATCCATCGATGACGGATCCCCGGAATGGCCGTAGGAATCGGAAGATGTGACGGAGCCGTCCAGTCGTCATCGCGTATATTTGCCTCACGCGAATCCGACCCTCTCGGGGTACGAATATCCCCGCCCCTATCTTCGGTTTCAGAGCTTCGCTTAGCCATTAAATCTCCCCCAACTTGTGGAGTTCTTGTGCATACACCTTCAGGGGGACTCCGATTTTACGAGCCAGAGCGACCTGAGTAGATGTAAGTGTCAACTTGCGCGGCATTGCACCGTTGCTTCTCGCAGACGGTGGTACCGGAGGAGTGCGCCTACGAGTAGGCGAAGATGCGACAGGTGTTCCAGCGTTGTTGTCTTGCTGCTGTGCGCTGGACCCATCGTAAAAATTGTTTGGAAACATCTCACGCATTCGCGTATCAACTGCTTCCCAATATTCTGGACTATCAGGCGCTATATTGCCCTCTTTGATAATCTTTTCATGAAAACCATACACGAAAGAAGTCATTTCTTCGTTGCCAGGACGACCCAGCCAAGGATTTCTCTCGTACCAGGCCCTAGCGGACTCGGTCGGCTCTTGAATCGAAAGAGCGGCCTGGGACTGAGCCGCAGCATTTTCAATTTCAATTGCCCTGGCTCTCTGGGCAGTATTCCGCTGCCACGCATCAATAAGGTTACTGGATACTTCAGGAGCTTTCTGGAGAGCCGACTGCGCCTCGGTTAGAGCTAGAGTAGCCC